GGTGGAGTACGGGCCCGTCACCCCCACCGCTGTGGGAGTGTACCGTGGCCTGTTCTCTGGTCCAAATACGACGTCCTGGCGGTTGCTTACCTCAGGTATTGGGGGCTCCCTCCCGACACTTGAGCCGTGGCCGTTGCAAGGATTTGTATTGAATTCTGGAGCCTCCTACTGTGGACAGCGCTACAAGGCGAAAGGATTGAGTGAGGAACGCTCGTATGTGTTCCTCTCGGGCGCCGAGAAACTGTACATTTCAGCCGCGACTGGGACCTCCACACTTGTGGGGACGTGGAACTTCGAGATCCACCGCTGGAACTCTGAAGGTGCTGCGTCCCTCATCAGGATCCTTCAGGCTCCTAGTGTTGGTGGTCTTCCAAACATTTGGCCAGCCGGACTGTCTGTGCTAGTTGATGCGGCGGTTGAGGGAACGGGATACTACTCCGTGGAGTTCACTGGAGTCACGGCCTCCGCTGGGGCCTCGACAACTGCTGTGGATATCTCCATGGACGTTGGCATTACCGCCCTCACCCCGATGATCCATCATCGATACCTCAATGATTTGGCGGTCGACGCGGCAATTGGGCAGGACGCCCGTCGTACCGCCTGTTCGCTCTTGATGACTAATACATCTGCCTTCAATATCCGACAATGGAATGTGGTTGCTGCGAGGCTAGAGAACTTCAGCCTTGGAACAATTGGCTATCAGTCTGTGAACCCTCTGGAAAATGCTGCTGAGAAGTACCAAGGTGACGCCGCCAACGGCGTTTACACGTACATGGAGTTTTCTTCATTCGCTGAGAACTTTGAGGATGCCATTGCGGAGTCAGGATGCCCACAATTCAAGTTGGATGTCCCTGATTTCTCCAATGTCATAACCATCACTGGGACGGCGGGTCAACAGAACTCCTTCCTCTTGGCAGTAGATACAGTACTGGAATTCAAATCCAATTCACAGCGGTACCCATTGAGCGTTTCCATGTTGGATGCTAACATGCTCATTGAGGCACGACGCATTTCCAACGGAACGCCTTGGTTCTTTGAGAACCCTGCACACATTTCAGACATTGTAAGGTACATTTCGAAGGCATGGCAAGCAACACGGAGGAATGCCGACCACATTGGCAACGTGGCTGCTACGGCGTTTCCCCAGTACGCACTTCCTATCAAAGCTGTGGCTCGCGCCTTGCGTCGCTGAGCAGAGTGTCCTCTGAGAATGCTGATGCGCCGGAGGCGAAACACTCAGAAAGCTCCTCCCTCTTCTTCCCCTTTCTCTCTGTCTCAGGGGTCGCGCTCCCACTACAATCGTGCAGCTCGTGCGTTAGAGGCACAAAGTAGCCGTTGTGGGCCCAGGTTAGTTCGGGAAGGATGGCCCGAAAGCGCGATGCACCGCGGCTGCCCCAGATGTAGCCCGGGAATCATGGCCCGGGGGTGCCTGTACAACACCAACCTCTAACCTGTTCACGCACACCCCTTGTGTGCAGCCACCTATACTCAGCCTATTCCTACACAGGGTCGGTTTAACC